ATTAGCCTCCGAAGCCCCGAAGAGATCGGAAGCTTGCACGGCATAGCCATCCATTCCCGAGCGGTTGGCTGGTGGTAAGGTTTCCGTGGCCATAATCGTTTCAGCCAGTATGGGGCCGCCGGAAAGCTTGTCCAGCCGTTTGTTTTCTTGAGGAAGGGGAGAAACGTCGAGTAGCCGGGAAATGACTTCCTCGACAGGAAGGACGTGGAGAAAATCCTTTTGCATATCCTTATCCTTTTGTTATGTATATTTATTTGTTATTAAAGAATATTTTTATATATATTTCTTGATAATAGCAGATTCTGCTAACTTATTTCTAACCCAAAATTCTTTTACTATCCTTGTAGATACTCTCTCCCCACATCCCCTCTCACAAAAAAAGCACGCCCACAAGAGTCCTTTGGGCAAAGTCTACAGCCGTTCCCTTTGCGGGTCCTTCCGGGCTGGCGAAGAAAACAACGGCGGTTCGACCCCATACTGTGGCCGCGACTTGCGAAATGAACTCCCCGAAATAACGAGATGTTTTCTGGGGATGTTAGCTGCTGCCTAAAAAGTTGTCAGTTTTTAATTTAATAAAATCAATAGGATATTGATATATGAGTGGTAAAAAGTACAAGGATAAGGTCGAACAACGCACCAAGGAAGAAGAAAAGGCGATGAAGGCCAAGGTTGCGGCTAAGAAGCAGGATCTCATGTCCGAACTTACCACCGATGTCATCCGTACCTATTTCGACGAGGACGGCGTGGGCGATGGCAAGCTGTTCAACCGTCTGCACCGGGATAAGATCGTGGGCGTGATCGATTCGGATGATTTCCTTTTCTGGAATGGGGCGCATTGGGAGAAAGCGAAAGAAAAACAGGAGTTCCGGGCGATAGAGGATGTTGTCCGCCTCTATGAACGCCTTGCCGTCGAGAAGGAGAAAGAATTCGACTCCGTGGATAAACGGGATGATCCCGATTTGAAGAAGGAACTCCAGAAGCAGCTCGGCGCAATCCGGCGGCGGATCAAGACGCTGCGTGAGGCCCCCGGTCAGGACAACTTGAAAAAGATGACGGCCCGTGTCGATCCCCCTCTGCTGGTTTACCCTGAGCAGTTGGACGACAAGCCTCGTCTGCTGCCCTGTCCGAACGGCGTGATCAATCTGGAGACGGGTGATCTGGAGCAGGGTCGGCCACGGGATTACCTGCTCACTGCTTGCGAAACCGAGTACGATCCCGGCTTGCTGGATGTGGAAGACCCTTGCCCGGTGGCGAATGACTTCCTGCTCCGAAGCATGGATGGCGACAAGGAGCTTGTCGCGTTTATCTGGCGGTTGCTCGGATACGGGCTTATCCGGGAGCGCAAGGATCACATTTTTATGATTTTCCACGGGGAACACGGGCGAAACGGCAAGGATACGCTCATCAAGCTGATCACCACGACGCTCGGCAAGGCGCTTTCCGGCGACGTGCCCGTCGAGATGCTGCTCCAGACTCCGAACGTAAAGAACTCTTCCGGCCCTTCGCCCGATGTGATGAGGCTGCGAGGCATGTGCATCGCGTGGATCAATGAGGCCGAGGAGAATCAGAAATTTGCACTGGCCAAGCTCAAGAAACTGTCGGGCGGCAGCTACATAACCGGGAGGAGCCCCTACTCGAAGGAGGAAACCTCTTGGAAGCAGACGCACCTGCCGATCATGACCACGAACGAACTGCCAAAGGCGAAGGCCGACGATGCGGCTTTTTGGCAGCGTGCGCTCATCCTGAAATGGAACCTGTCTTTCGTGAATAAGCCTGATCCGGCGAAGCCCTACCAGCGCCAAGCCGACAAGTATCTTGACGAAAAGCTGGAGAAGGAGCGGAAGGGCGTCCTCGCCCGGATGGTCAGGGGGGCCATAGAGTACCTCAAATATGGTGGGCTACAAGTCCCTGAAAAAATATACCGATGGACGGAGAGCCAACGCACTAATTGGGATGATCTCGCCCAGTTCCTTGACGAATGGTGCGTCCGTGAGCCGGGCCATGAACGCATTGAGGACTACAAAACTTCGATCTCCGCCACGGATCTCCATGAGGCTTTTTGCCTCTGGTATGCCCGCTACAAGGATAGACGGTTCAGCATTTCCGCAAAGAAGTTTGCGGAAATGCTGAACAAAAAGGAAATCCCCTCGAAGAAGAGCAACGGCATCTGGCGTCTTGGGATCACGCTTACGCCAGACGCAGATATTGAGCTTCAAAAGGCCCGTGAATTCAATCCTCCCAAATCCTCCCATAAAAAAGGGGAGGATGGTAACGGTAATATATTGTAATAAAACAATATATGTAAAACATGGGAGGATGGGAGGATTACCCCATAACTTTTCATGCGTTGAGATCTCATATCCCATTTATGCGCGTGTAAACTTTATATACTAATCCTCCCATCCTCCCATAGAAAAAAAGAATAAAAAAATCAGTATGAAATGAATATATCCCTTTGGGAGTGTGTGGGAGGATCATATGGCCACCATGCTTGAAAACTATCGGCACCGCTTTGGCAGCGCGGTGAAGGCGCAGGGAAACGGCTTCAATGGCCCGTGTCCGTTGTGCGGCGGGGAGCCGGGGAAGTCCGACCGTTTCGTCATCTGGCCGGACCGTGAGCACGATCTCGGGCACACCTGCGCCGTGAATCACATCCCCGGCGTTTGCTACTGCCGCCAGTGCCGCTTCACCGGGGACAGCATCAAGTACCTGATGGAGATTGAGGGACTGAGTTTTCGGGAGGCGTGCGCCGAGCTTGGCATCTCCAATGCCCCGGTTCGGCTCCGTCATCGGCCCGCTCCGCGTGAGCCGCGTGCCGAGTCCGGCACGTTTACCCCGCAAGCGTGGGAACTCCCCACGGAGAAGTGGGTGGCTTATGCGACGAAACTGCAAGCCGAAGCGGAACAGGAGATCTGGAACCATCCCGAAGCGCTCAAGTGGCTTGCTGCCCGTGGCATCACGGAAGAGGCCGTCCGCACCTACCGCCTCGGTTATCTGGTGGGGGAAAACGGCAAGGCGGGCCGGTATCGTTCCCGTTCCGCCCTTGGCCTCGCCCCAAAAGAGCGGGACGGGAAAGCCATGACCATGTTGTTCATCCCCCGTGGGATCACAATCCCCCTGTTTACCGAGGACGGGCGGCTCATCAACCTCCGTATCCGCAAGCCCAACGCCGATCTCGCCAAGGAAGAGGGCCGGAAGCGCTTGAAGTATATCGAGCTGGAAGGCTCCTGCCGCCGCCCGCTGTTGCTGCGGCCAGAGGCGGAACGGGCGAGGCTCTCCGTATATGTCATTGTCGAGGGGGAACTGGATGCCGTCCTGTGCCACTACGCGACGGGGGGCCGGATCGGTGCCCTCGCCGTCAGGAGCAACACGCGCAAGCCGGATGCCGAGGCTCACCCCCTGCTCGAAGGCGCGGTGCGGCTGCTGGTCGCCCTCGATTACGAGGACAGCCTGAACGGATTGAAGTGGTGGATGGATACCTACCCGCACGCACGGCGCTGGCCGACGCCGGAGGGGAAGGACCCCGGCGAAGCCTATGGCCTCGGCGTGGACATCCGGGAGTGGATTGCTGAGGGGTTGCCCCGCTCCGTCAGCTTGTCCGATGCCCCCGGAAGGGTGGAAGCATTTTCGTGTGGTCGTGTTTTTGAGGGGGGAGGGGGCGAAACGCCCACAAATTCCCCTTCTCTGGAAAAAGGAAAAGGACAGGACGGATGCGCGGCCAGCGTAAAAGAGACGCTCCCGGCGGGATTGCGCGAAGCGATGCCCGCATATCTCGCCGTCAACGATGTTCATGAGGACGTGCTCCGTGCATGGGAGCTGTGGCAGGGCCTCCCCGTCCGTTTCATCAAGGAGGATGGCGGGTTCAGATGGCTGTACAGCCACACATGGGCAAAGCGGCACCGTGACCAGTTCGAGGCGTTCTGGCGGTTTCAGGACGGTTCCGACGCCCTGTGGGACTGGCTGTCGGCACACGTCGCGGCAGAGATAGGCTCACATAACCTTTTGAAGATATGGGGGTAACATGGATTTTTCGACTGAGAACGACACGCTTTCGCGCATCAGCAAGGCCCTGTACGGGGACGCCCTGACGCTGGCGGTCATGGACCCCAAGGATATTTCCCTGCTCAAGAAAAACGCCCGGATACTGAAAAAGGACGTGTTCCAGCAGCTCACGGCGAACATCGGGCGGGACAAGCGGCTGTCGTCCGTGCCCCTGTGCCACCGCCTGAGCGACGGCAGGGTGGAAGTCCTCTCCGGGAACCACCGTGTACAAGCCTCCGTCGAGGCGGGGATCGAGCGCATCCTCGTCATGATCATCGAAGAGGACCTCACGCGGTCGCAGGCCGTGGCGATCCAGCTTTCCCACAACGCCCTCGTGGGGG